CCTAAAGAAGTTCAAGGATTGTTAGCTGCTTGGAAGTCTGCTCGTCAGAATCGCTCAACTGCTTACTTGACAAGCACACTCGATTACACACCAGTTTCATTTTCACCAAAAGACATGATGTATGACGAAGCAAAACAGTTCATGGCAACTGAAATTGCAAGAATGTGCAATGTTCCTGCTATTTATGTTTCAGCAGACATGAACTCTTCTTATACCTACACAAATGTTTTAGACTCACGCAAAGACTTCGTGGCTTACTCATTACAGCCATTCATCTCAGCGATTGAAGATCGTTTATCTATGGACGACATTACAGCGCGTGGCAATGTAGTTAAGTTCGCAATAAATGACACATTCTTGCGTCAAGACCCATTACAAGAACTTCTAGTAATTGAAAAATTGCTATCGCTCGGACTCATCACAACTGAGCAAGCGATGGAAATGACAGATCAGACACCTAACGGAAATGAGGGGATGACATCGTGAAGATTACCTTCGATGCAGCCTTCGCTGCTGATGTTCAGGCATCAAGCGAGACAAGACAGATCAGTGGCAAGATTGTGCCTCTCGAAACTGAGACAGGTAACACTTCAGCTGGCAAAGTTATATTTGAGCGCGGTTCAATACAGATTCCAGAACCAAAGACCGTGAAGCTACTCAGCCAACACGATGTCAAGGCACCGCTAGGACGCGCTCAATCTTTTACAGAAACAGATGATGCAATTTACGCATCATTTAAGATTAGCAACTCATCACGCGGAACAGACGCTTTGATATTGGCTAGCGAAGGGTTACAAGCTGGACTTAGTGTCGGTGTTGAAGTGATCAAGTCAAAGAGCAAGAACGGCGTTATCCATGTATCCGCCGCAAAACTCATGGAAGTAAGTTTAGTAACAGAGCCAGCATTCAAGTCTGCTCAGGTTACTGAAATCGCAGCAGAAGAAGCTGAAGAAGTTTCTGAAGTTGTAGAAGAAACCCAACCATCAAACGAAAGCGAGACAGCTGTGGAGAATACTCCAGAGACAGTTGCAGCACCAGAAGTGGAAGCAGCAGCGGTTGAAGCTGCTCGTCCAACTGTGACTGTAACAAGCGTGCGTGAGCGCGTAGCACCAATCACATCAGCACAATACCTCGAAGCAAACATCAAGGCAGCTCTTGGTGATGACGAAGCACGCCGCACAATTCGTGCAGCAGATGATTCAACATCAACAAACACAGGCTTGACACTTCCAGGTCACCTACAAACATTTCTTACAGACACATTTACAGGACGCCCTGCATTTGAAGCTGTAACTCGTTCAGCACTCGTAGAGTCAGGCATGAGCTTTACAGTTCCACGCCTCTACACAAATGCTTCATCAGCTAACACAGCACCAACAGTTGCAGATACAAACGAAGGCGCAGCACCATCTGAAACAGGCATGACTTCATCTTATGACACAGTAAATGTCGAGAAGTTCAGTGGACTTCAAAGAGTATCTTTTGAGCTTGTAGATCGCAGCTCACCTGCATTCATGGAATTGATGATGGCAGAACTTCGCAAGGCTTATGAGAAGGCTACTGATGCAGCTCTTATTGCTGCATTCACAGCTAACGGAACACAAGCAACAGGTGTTGCTGCAACAGCAGCAGGACTACAATCCTTCATCTCAGTAGAAGGCGCAGCAGCTTACAAGGGAACTGGCGGAGATTTCGCTAACAAGCTTGTAGCATCAACAGACCAATGGGCAGCAATTGCAGGATACGCTGACACAACAGGTCGCGCACTTTACTCAGCACAAGGCGCAACTTACAACGCATCAGGTAACGCAGTAGCAACTTCTGTTGTCGGTGGCGTACTTGGTACAGACCTTATCGTTGATCACAACATCACAACTTCAGGAATTATTGATGAATCAGCATTCCTAGTTGCACCACGCTCTGTATATGCATGGGAGTCACCAACAACACAACTTCGTGTTAATGTCTTGACTTCAGGCGAAATCGAAATCAACCTTTACGGATACCTAGCACTCTATGTTGCTAAATCAGGTAAGGGCGTTCGCCGCTTCAACTACACAGCACCGTAAGCAAGACCCTAAGTCGCTGGGGGTGGGTCGCAGCCCTTGACCCACTCCCAGTCTTTAGAAAGGAATAGGAATGTCACTTTGCACAGTTAGCGAACTTCGCTCAGCTTTGGGTGTTGGGTCACTTTACAATGATGCAACCCTTCAATCAGTATGCGATGCAGCTGATGTTGTGATTCTTCCTATGCTCTGGAATAACTACACATTCAATGTGGCTCATAGCAACACAGCAACAACAGGAACACTTTACTTTGATACATTAGTCGAAGATGTTTTTTATGTAGGTCAAACAGTTGTGGTATCAGGCAACGGATCAAAGCACAACGGAAACAAGACTCTCACAGGCGTTGGCGATTACAACATTACTTACAACATTTCAGGCAACAACAACACACCAGCTCCCTATCACCCAGTTCAACCTTTGGGTCAGGTCGCAGCAGATACTTATGTTGATTGGACACTCGATGCAGCGGTTCAAGAAGCGGCACTTTTAATTTCAGTTGATATCTGGCAAGCTCGCCAAGTAAGTTCAACAGGCGGCGTATCACCGGACTTTACTCCAAGCCCATATCGCATGGGTAACACATTGTTGGCTCGCGTTCGTGGCTTATTAGCTCACGCCATCAGCCCTAACTCGATGGTCGGATAATGCCAGTTGCTCTCACTACTTTACGAACCACGATTGCGACAGCATTAGTCGATAACACTAAGTGGCAGACATTTGCATTCCCACCAGCCACAGTTCTGGCAAACTCAGTAATCGTTAGCCCTTCTGATCCATATTTAGAGCCAAACAACAATCAACATAACACGATTGCTCCAACTGCTAATTTTAAGATAATCATTACTGTGCCTTTGTTCGATAATGAAGGCAACCTCAATGGAATTGAAGATGCCCTTGTGGGTGTGTTCAACAAACTCGCAGCATCCTCATTAACATATAATGTGGGAGCAGTAAGCCAGCCAAGCGTCCTAAGCGCCCAATCTGGTGATTTGCTTAGTTGCGAAATGTCACTATCCGTTCTAACTACCTGGAGCTAAAATGTCCGAATGGGAAAAAGAAAACGAAGCCTTCCTGAAGAAAATCGGGCAGGTTACTTCAGCACCAAAGCCAGCATCTACTAAGAAAGACGAGGAATAATCCTAATGGCTGTATTTCTGAACAACAATGTAGGCGTTAAGATTAACTCTGTTGATCTTTCTGACCATGTAACAGCAGTAACAATCAACCGTTCATTTGATGAACTCGAAGTAACAGCAATGGGCGATTCTTCACATAAGTTCGTAAAGGGCTTGGAAGCATCAACAGTTACAATCGATTTCCTCAATGACACAGCATCAGCGAATGTTCTTGCGACACTTCAAGCTGCATGGGGAACAACTGTTACAGCAGTATTCTTACAGACAAAGGGAACAGCAGTATCTGCTACAAACCCTCTCTACACAGTTTCATTGTTAGTCAATAACACAACAGACATCAACGGTGCTGTTGGCGATATTGGTACACAATCAATCACATTTACTGCTAACTCAACAGTTGCAGTAGCATCAACAGGTACTTTCTAAACAACTAAACTAAGGGGCAAATCATGGCAAAGTTAAAAGTAACAAGGGCAGATGGATCAGTTGGCGAATACCCAATCACTCCATTGGTGCAATATGGCTTCGAGATTCACGCTAAGAAGGGCTTTCACAAAGCGTTCATCGAAGATCAGAAGCAGAGCGACATCTTCTGGCTTGCCTGGGAATGTATCCGCCGTTCGGGTGAAACTGTTAAGCCATTCGGAGAATCGTTCATCGAGACCTTGACTTCGGTTGAGGTATTAGATGATGACCCTTTGGCTTAGGGCGCGACTCGATCACCTATCTGATTGCTAAATTAAGTGTCAGACTCGGGATCGCGCCACAACAATTATTAGAGCTAGATGAAGTAATGCTAAAGAACCTAATCATGGTTCTACAAGATGAAGCGAAGGAGATAGCCAATGCCAACAGAAATCAAAGGCGGCGTTGAACTCCGTAAGGCTTTAAAAAAGTTTACTCCTGATTTAGCGAAGGAAACACAGAAAGAGATTGGCGCATTACTAAAGCCAATTACCGCTAAAGCGCGTGGATTCATTCCATCAACAGCGCCATTGAGCGGCTGGGGTCAGCCAGCAGTTACAGGCAAGTTTCCTAGATATAGCGCTGGATTAGCCAAGCGTGGCATTGGCTACAAGACAACACCATCCAAGCCAAATAAAAAAGGCTTTAGTTCTTTGGCTCGTATTGTCAATGCTTCAGCAGCTGGTGCCATTTACGAAACAGCAGGTCGCGTCAATCCTAATGGTCGCGAACAGGCTAAGAGAAAAACAGTGAGCATTCCTGGCATGAACTCTGTCTATACAACCAGCACAGGCAAAAACTATGGTAAGAGCAATAACCCAGAAGCAGGTTCATTGTTCGTTCAAGCCATGAATCAAGAAGGCAAAATTGTCGATGCCTACACACGCTCTCCTGGTGCATCAGGTCGATCTAGTCGCAAGATGAAGGGTCGCGTAATCTTTCGTGCTTGGGCAGAAGATGGCGGCAAGACTAACGCTGCTGTTATTAAAGCAATCGAAAACTCAGCTGTAAAGTTTAATAAAGTCGTTGCCAAAGGTCGCGGCTCAGGTATCTCATGGATGGGTAAATAATGGCAGCCGCCGATATTGCTATAAATATAGCCGCTCAGTTTACTGGTAAGAACGCATTCCAAAAGGCTGATAAAGCCACCGCTGGATTGCAACGATCCGTAAAGAATCTGGGCATGGCATTGGGCGTTGCCTTTAGCGCAAGAGCAATTACCAATTTTAGTAAACTAGCTGTAAAGGCTTTTGCAGAAGATGAGAAGGCTGCACGATCTTTAGCCTTAGCAGTTGCCAACACAGGCAATGCTTTTGCTCAATTAGATGTTGAATCATTTATTCAGAGAATGCAACGCACAACAGGCGTCCTTGATGATGATCTTCGTCCAGCATTTAGAACTCTCATTACAACCACAGGCGATGTTAAGAAGTCACAGGATGCGTTAGC